GGCACATTTTTGCAAAGCAATATCGGATATAGAGCTCGTTGACCAAGTTGTTAACGATGGTAGTGAAAAAGCAACCTGAGAAATGAGTGACCTTGAAATAAATCTTAGAGTCCATCACTTGAGCTGGAGAAAAACATTGTTGTTGAACAAAGCTCTTCTTTGCGATCTCAGTTGTAATTCCCGTGTCAACTAACTCCATTAAAATCCGATAAGCTGCTGCTTGGAATTGTCCTTGAATCTTCTTGTCAAAGTTTTTAAAGTCGCCTGCTACGAAGTTTGAACCAACTTCCCTGAGATAGTCATAAATGATCTGCATGTCCCAGGAGTATTGATTCAATCCAATTGCCGAACTCGTTTTAAAAAACGATGTGTTAAAAGCAGCTAATAAATGTCCGAAGACCATTCGATAAGCTACATTCGACACTAGATCGCCGCAGTAGATAACTCGGCAGCGCTTCTCTTGAACTTTTGACTCGCTTATGACTTCATCCTTTAAATAAGCGACAAACCTACGTTCATCTACACCTTCTGTTTCAAGTTTAACAAGGTAATCCTTAACCATGTTCTTGAAGAAGGGTTCAATGAATAGTTCGCCGCCTTCATCAAAGTGGAAGAAATCATTCTTTCCTTTCTTGTTTGCCATTTTGCAGAGAGGAAAACCAGCAGAGGTCTTAACCTTGAGAGACGCTAACTTCCCAGGGACGCCTCCGATAGCTTCCTCGATCGTCAATCTGCGATGTCCAACTGGCCAGGACAGCTTAGCTCTGAGATGGGCCAAACACGAATTTGCAACAGCCTCCACGTCTTCTTCTTCGACCAGAACTTGTTCAACAGCCAAAGAATCATTAACCATATTAACCAAGGGATCTTCTCCTTCGGCTCTTGGGTCATTCTTTGACATTAAGGGCATTTCCTTAAGAGGCTTTGAATCCAAAAACTCAGATAAGACTGATTTCTCAATCTTAGATTTTCTAGTAACAAAAACCCTTTGCTCGGGGTCCACTTCTTCAATCCTTAGAAGATTCGGACCTTCAAATGCAGGTCTTTGTGCATCGAAATCCAATGGTCCACAATCAATGCTGGGCGAATCACGCAAGGCTTCTTCCAAATCCTCTCTACAGATAATCAGAGCTAACCCATAATTATCGCCGTCACTCAATCCTCCAGCAACATGCATCCCCATGATCTTATTTGTGAAATTACTTCCAGCAGACTTGATTAGAGAACCGCAATCTCCTTTTCGTGTTGGATACTTGTAAATCAGGGCTTCCCCTAATTCAAACCTCTTGTCATTGCACCTGTAGCTTCGATTCTTTGTTAAGCTTACTTGAGTATAACAAGGAACACCATCGATGTCAATTAGAGCTGAAGTTGAAGTAAACTCACGTACATCATCCATCCTCCAGAATTTCTTCACGGAGTCAGGGAAAGCCGAAACCTTTGTGCGTGGGTAAGTGAAAAGAACTAAATCCTCTCCCTCACCAGAAACTTTCATCATTGATTCATTAAAAACAAATTCATCAACGAGTCCATTCCAGCGCAATTTCATCTTCGTTCCGTTTGCCAGACGTTCACCTTTAGTATCTAAGAAAGCATGATAATAAGTTAAAAAGGTGGAACCTCTAATCGGATTAACCCGATAATCGATTCCTTGAATTTCCAAAACAGGAAAAGCCATGCTACCGGCTTGTGCTTTGAAACTTCT